TAATTTAAAACCAGGTGAATGTTTCTTTTCTCCAGTAGATATAGATGGAGCAGGAGATAGTTCTGCTAATTTAGATTTAGCAGCTACAACAGCAGCGCAAAAAGTTCAATATTTACTTTGTGACGGATTAGATAACTAATAGTTGTGAAACTTAAAGTATTAAGATTTAGTAGCCAGGAGGATAGTACTTCTGGCTTACTTTTTTTAGAGGGTAATCTAGGACTACAATTCTTATGTTATACATTAGAAGATGAAGCTAGAGCCCTAAAAATAAGAGGCGAAACCAGAGTGCCTGCTGGCACCTATAAATTAGAGTTAAGAACAGAAGGCGGTTTTCATAATAAATACAAGAAAAAATATGGTGGATTTCATAGAGGAATGCTTCACGTTACTAATGTCCCGAATTTTGAATATATTCTTATACATACTGGCAACACTGATGAGCATAGTGCTGGATGCCTTCTTGTGGGGGACTCGCAGGAGAATAACAATATCATCAAAGATGGTTTCATTGGGAAATCAACTAACGCATACAAAAGAATTTATACAAATATATCTAAAGCGATAATTAATAATCAAAATGTTACTATAGAGTATATTGACTACGACAAACAAGATGATTAAATGGATAGGTCATAAAGTAGAGTCATTTAAAAAATTATTTGAATCAGATATACAAGTAGAAGCATCAATAGTCTGTGGTACAACTAGTATAGATGGTGAGATAGTTGCTGCTCCTTGTATAGAAGATCAGGATGGTACATCTATTAATATAAGAGGTGCTGATGGTCTTGGTACAGACAAAAAAGGAGGAGGTATAAATATAAGAACAGGACAGTCTACTGGAAATGCACATTCAGATGATATAGATTTTTACATTACTCAAACATCAGGAGCTTCTAGCGGGTCAACTAAACAATCTGTATTTAAAGCTGCTAGTTTAGATGGCGGTCTTGGGCTTTTTAGGTTTTACAGACAAATCTACTCTCTACAAACAGATGGTCAAGAAGATTTAATAATAGCAAGCTCTGCCGATGCAGGTGATTATTTTTCTATATCAACCACAACACATGGAGCCACTACAATACAAACAATAGATGATAATGCTGCTGCCGCAAATTTAACTATTACTGCAGATGGGACAGTAGATATAAATTCAGCTGGGCTATTAACTTTAGATTCTGGAGCTGCAATTAATATAGAGCCAGCAAGTGGTAGTGCTATACTTTTAGATAATACTGTTACTGTAGATGGTGGTAGTGTTACTGGTATAACTACTTTAGGTGTTGATAGTGTAAGCTTAACAGCGGTACAAACTGCTAGTGAATCTTTTGCTGATGATGATACTAGTATAATGACATCGGCTGCCATTAGAGATGAGGTTAGATCTTCTATTCCAAATCTTTATGGTAGTATAATAAAGATTTTACCATCTGATTTTATGACTAACGAAGAAGGTGGTTCTACTAAATTTGGTATTGGTTTTGTTGATCATGACAATTCTACATATGGTATGAAAGTTCCTAATGCAGCTACAGAGCTACTTGCTTTTGTGTCTATACCAGAAGGAATGAAAGCTACACATGTTGATATATATGATAATAGTCATAATTTAGCTATTGAGGTTTTTGAAATAGATATTAATTCAAGCGGACTAACTTCAAGAGGCTCTGGTAATGCTAATACAACTTTAGATATAACAGACGTAAACTCAACAGCTACAAATCTTTTAGCAATACAAGTAACAACACTTGCTACAGGTAATAGGGTTTATGGAGGAAAAGTAACTATAGCAGCAATATAATATGAGTATAAAAAAATAAAATAACAGGAAAAGCAATAAAATAAAATTAATATTATGCCTATACTTAAAGATAAATATGGTAAAAAAGGTCAACAAATTAGATCAAAATACCAAACAAGAGAAATTAATAAAGCTATAGAAGAAATAAGCCCTACTGGTCTTTCTACTGAGCAGAAAAAACAAATAGAAGTTGAAAATTATAGAAATAGTTCTATAAGTAATCAGCAGGTTTCTAGAGTAACACAATCATTAAGTTCAGTTGCTGGAATTTCTTCAAGCAAAGATCAAACTGAAGAAAGAGATTTAGATATAAATAGTTTTACTTTTTTATCTGCCGATTCAATTTCTCTATTATTTAAATTAAGTGCAGGACAAAGTGTAAATGATATAATAATACATAATTATAATTCAGTATCAAAAGATTGTTTTATAACTTTATATTGGACAATAGGAGATCAAGATAATGCTTCTTTTACAGTAAGTCACGGTATCGTAACTGCTTTTACTGGCATTCCTTATTTAGCTCGTGTGTTTGGTTCTAATTTTCCACCTTTCGCAACTGTTAGTCTTGGGGATATATTAAGCAATACTTTTAAAAATACAAATAAAGATATTTATTTTTATGTGTCATCTTTATTGGCTGGGCCAAGCATAACTTATAGTAAGGGTTAATGGAAAAACCTACAGAAAGATATAATATTCCTATATGGCTTTCTAATTGGACGTTTAAAGATTCTAGAAATAAAATTTATGAATTAAATAATTATATAGTAAAAGGTCATAATAAAGGATCTATATTCTTAGATCAAAACATTGTTAATAAAGCGGTTAATAAATTAATTGGAAGTCGCTCAAAGAAAAAGCTTCTTCCTGTAAATTTAACACTATTAAGTCAGCATGGCTTTGGTGTTGACGATAACCAAAAAAATAACAATGTCATTAAATGATAAAATCAGAGAGTATTTATTAAACAATCCTCACCTAATGCGTAGCAAATACGCAGATACAGCCAAAAAATTTGGTACCAATTACGAGCAAATAAGAACCGTTGCACGAGCATTAAGAAGAAAAAATCCCGATACAGAACCTAAAGAAAAAGAAATAGTTAGTTTTCAAGAAACTAAAACAAATGCTATATTAACAGCAGAAAACTGTACAAGAGTTAAATCTTTAGAGGACTTAATAAAAGCCTGTAAAGTAGACTTAAGTGAATGGGAAGTAGATAAATATGATATAGGTACCTATGAAGTAACTGGATTTGACAATGAAAGAAATCCTATTACTGTAACTATGTTTAGAACCAAAGCTTTTCTTAAGAAAATAAAAGAGGAGTTTAATATAGAAAAAATCAGAGAAGAACTTATAGAAGATTTACGAGATTTATCCCCAAAAGTTTCAAAAATAAAACGAGAAAGACCTAATGATAGAAAAGATTTACATTTATTAGAGGTATCTGCATTTGATCTTCATATTGGTAAAATTGGTATTAAAGGAGATGAGTATAGCTTTGAAATAGCTGAAGAGCGTCTTTTTAACGCCATAGAGCATTTATTATATAGAGCTCAAGGGTATTACATAGATAAGATACTTTTTATCGTAGGACATGATTTATTAAATTCTGATGGTGATTGGCCTATTCCAGCAACAACAAGAGGAACTCCTCAATTCAATACTAATTATCATATAGATATGTATAGAACATCTAGAAAGCTTATGATAAAAGCTATAGATAGATTATCTGAAGTTGCTGATGTACATGTTATGGTAATACCTGGTAATCATGATAGAGAGTCTGTTATGCATCTAGGAGATACTTTAGAATTATATTATGAAGAAAATGAAAATGTTAAAGTAGATAATAGTGATTGTTTAATGAAAGCTATACCTTATGGTAATAATCTTATTATATCTGATCATGGCGATGGACCTAAAACGGCAAATCTTCCTGGTATTATAGCTCAAAGATTTAAAAACCTATGGAGTAATACTGTTTATGTAGAGGTACATAGAGGTCACTTTCATACTAACAAAGCCATGAAGCTACAGGCTATAGAAGAACTTAACGGAATAACTGTTAGGAATTTATCCTCTATGTCTGCAACTGATTACTGGCATGATAGTAAAGGTTTTATTGGTAATATAAAGAAGGCCCAAGCTTTTGTTTATAGTAGAGAAAACGGATTACAAGGAATACTAAACTATAACGTTAGCGTCTAGCCTCTTTATCTTCTTCTAATATTTTAATTAGAACATTCTTATTGTGTAATGGTCTAGCATTTTTACCTTTATGTTTATTGGCAGCGTAGTATTCTGAAGGTTTGTAAATTAATTTAACTTCTTTTACTAATCCTTTAGGAGTATATTTTACAATCCATCTATTTTCTTCTGCTGACTCTACTTTCTTAAGGTGCGTTAAATAGCTCATATTATTTATTTATTTTAGCAATTATACTTGACTCAGGAAACATTAAATACTCTATGTTTTCATATTTAATTTTCATAGCATGTCTAGGTTCATATATTACATAATCGCCTTTCTTTAATTCTTTTACTTTATTACCAGCAGATATTACAGTTCCTTTATTAGGTATTTCTGCCTCAGCTTTAGAAAGTATTATTCCTGAATTAGTTGTTTCTTCAATATTGTCAGGAGTTATTAAAATTTTGTTACTTATCATTTGAATCATAATATAAATTTTTTATGGGTATTCCCCGTTATTAAACATAAATAGTCTTGTTTTGTAGTATAGACTCTTCTTCTGCATTTTTTATTATGAAAGCCTAATTTATGTAATATATATCTAATATGCTTCATAATCATTTTGATCATATTTACTTTTCCATTTATCCATTTCTTCAAAATATAAATCTCTAAATTTTTCAGCATCTTCTTTTAATTCTCTAGTTTCTTTTGCAGTTACAATTATACAAGCAACAGTTCCTAATATAAACCCAATAATTAAGCTCACTGCAATCATAGCTAAATATGTAAATTCAATTTCATTCATATCAAATTGTATAAATTTTCATTCCATATTGAGTATACTTTTACTCCATTATGAGTTGTACACTCCAGTTTTCTTATTCCTTTTGTTTCTTTTAACAGGCTTTTATCCATATATTTTGGATTTTTACTATTTAGTTTTCTCTTTTTTGGCATATTCTTCTAGGTTTTTAACTATTTTATTATTATTATTATTTCCAATAATTTTTTTATAAATATCTATAAATAAATAAATTGTTATAATAGGGACTAGTATAAGTACTATTCTATACATTTTTCTAATTTTTCTAATTCAAACTCTAAATGCGCTATTGCTTTTTTAATACAATCTATTGGAGATTTGTGTTTACGTTTTGCGCGTAAAAGATATGTGACGGCAGTCCCGCAATTATAGGAAAGATCAAAATCTTCAACTACTTTACGCGCTTCGTATTTATGATACTTACCTATATAGTATGTAGGTATTCTTTTATCTCCAGTTGAATCAGCTGTATATCCATTTCTTCCTACCTCATAGTAATGTTCATTGTGTTTAGTCATTAGTCTAATTTAGTTTTAAAGTGATCAATTATTTTATTCATTTGTCTTTTGTAAAATAAATCAAAATCTATATATTCCATTTCACCTGTATCACCATTTAATGTTTTAGGTTGTGTTTTTTCCCAGAGCTTATACATAACACCCCTCATTCTTTGACTAGGCGTCTTTTCACTAAACTCTGCGTTAGTTGTTGCTTTCTCAACTGCATCTATCTGATCTTGATTGACAGTATTTGTTGATATTAATATATAGCCAGGTTTTTTAATTAATCCAAATAGATTAACCATAGTTTCGTTTGAAAGTTCAGGTGTACCTAAATACACCCTTAAACTTCCATCTGCTAAGGTACTAACTTTATCAATACCTCCTTCAAATACTACTGAATTTTTCATTGTTCTTTTGTTTTTATTGATAATCCCACTCTCCTAATATATAACTTTCGTTAATTAAAAATTCGTCAGATAATTCATTATATTCATCTACATTTTCACTTCTTAATTCTTTTACTAATTCATCAAACGAATCAAAAATGTGTATTTGGCCTCCTGTTTCCCATTTAAATTTTATCATAATATATCTTCATTCATTATATGTATACTTCTTTCTGATTTCTTGTCAAGATAATCAAATCCTTGGCTAGGCCAATAATCATTATCAAGACAATATTTATATATTTCTAGGTCTCTACTATACATCTCTCTACCTTTATCTAAGAGGTCATCACCTATTTGTATAATATTTATACTAAATGGTGGACTTTTCTCTATAGCTACAATATAGAACTCCTGAGCCCTTACAGCATCCATGTAGAATGCAGCCTGCTTATAGTACTTAAACTTCCTTACAGAGCTTGCAAATCCATAATAAGAGCTATCTTGTGTTGTTTTAAGGTCTACTATAATATCAGCATCTTTATTATATACATCAAGCATACCTCTACATTTTACCCCATGCTCTTCATTTTCCCAAGCTATAATATGTTCTTTAAGTCCATTGCTTAACATTAATTTAGCATCAGAATCTCTCATTATCTTTTCTGTCATCTGTTCTATTAGATGATAGTCTTGTTCTGACACAACAGTTTTCAACATATTAGAGTTGACAAATTCTGCATAATCTGCTTTACCCTGCTTAGTTCGTTTATCAAATTTAGGGGCTACAGCATATACACTATTAAACTCTTCTGGCTGCAATACATTCATATGTAATGCTGATCCAAATTTCATAGCTGGAGTTGAAGGTTGCGGATTATCCATTGCAAACCTAAAGTATTCTGGTGATTTACCAGTAAGATTATTCAACATACTGTTAGATACATATTCTGTATCTTGGTAGTAGTTGTGATGCGTTAAATTATGATTTTCTATTAATTTCATTGTTTAATTAAATACATTAAAGCCCTCCCGAAAGAGGGCCTCAATGCAATCAAAACAAAGACCATGTGAACATGGTAAGAAAAGTTCTACAAAAGTAGTAAATTAATCTTTTGCTCCCACTCTTCTTTCTATTTGTTTTGACTTTTCTTTGTTTTCTCTTCGTTTTCTTTTATCTTTTTTACATCTTTTACGTCTTTTTCTAACTGTTTATCTAACTCATCCATTCTTTTAAGAATATTTTCAGATTCTGGTATGCTTAAGGAATATTCATATAAACTATTTCTAAATTCAGAAACTTCTTCTTCTGTAAATTTACCTTCAGCGCCATAGTCTTTATGAATCCATGTTAATAACGCAACTTCATGTGATCGTAATGCTTCTGACATTGCTTTTAGGGTATCAGATATAGGTTTTTCAACCTTATATTTATTGCCCATAATATTAATTTTTTCTTTTTTTGGTTTTGTTTTTATTCCCATTTAATTAGTTTTTATTATTTAAAATTTCTGTTATTCTTTGTTGTCTTTTTCCAAATCTTTCTGCAAATATTTTATCAATAGTACTAGTTGTTAGTTTTAAATCAAAAGCTACTTGTTTTATAGATATTTCTTTTTCTTTAATATATTCTAATATCTCATCTTTTTTATCTTCAGTAAGATTACGATAATGAATAAGATTTTTTCTACCTCTTCTCATAATACTTTTATTATTACTCCTGATCCTTCTTTATTGTATTCGTATCTGCCAAAACTAGGTAGAATACAATCACAATTATCATCTTGAATATAGTCGTATTTTACCATTAAGTCTTGAACTGTTTGACAAGGATTTATATAATCAAATTTTCTTCTACTATTTCTTAAAAATGTAAATTCTATTTCATATGGTACCTCCTTGTCTTTCACTAGTTCTTCAAATTTTTCTTTATTATTAATCCAGTCTTCCTTTGTGCTTTTTATGTAATTCATAACTGTTTTAGAGTGAATTAAATACTTTCCTGTCCATCGCTTTCCGTTCTTACTAGATGGAACATTTCCTGCTATAAAAATCTCTGCCATATTGCAAAGATAGTAATAAATTTGAGAGTTGCACCCTTGGTTTAGACGGTCTAGACGAATACTCTAGGGATTTGTTATCTCTCTCATTTATATTTATTTAGAACGGCATATCTTCATCTGTTGCTGCGTCTTGTACTGCAGCATTAGCTCTTCCCCAT